TACGTCGATTAGCAGCTTTTGATCCTGGCTTGACTTTTCCAGTGACCGCTGTTTTTAATTTAGATCCAGGGTTTTCACGTCTGTATCTTGCAACACCTGCTCTAGTCATACCAGCACCAGATTTAGTAGGTCTGAAATATTTTTTAGAACGAGGTGGTTGTTTATCAGGTGTTCTTGCCATAATAAATTATAGTATTAGCTTCTTTTTGATTTTTTTGCAAACGTTTTCACGTTAGTTGGCTTAGGGCCAGTGTTCTGGGCTTGGCGCTTTCTTCTGACAGCACTCGCCTTTTGCGAGCTTGTCATCCGTGTGGCTTTTGCAAGTGGAACGCACTTTGGATATGCTCTTTTGCTCCCCTTCGATCTTCCGCACGGTTGATATTTCCCGTTCTTCTTTGGAGCTCCTATGTCTACCCATTTCTCTTTTACCCATTTACGTAATCCTCCTTGAGCCATTATTTTCTTTTTTTAGTTTTTTTCTTACCGCCTGGTTTTATTTTACCAGAACAAACAGCAGACCCATACATATTAGCATATGCAGATGGGTATACTTTAAATTTTCTTTTAGCCGCAGCTTTTCCTTTTGCACAAAGTTTAGCCATTTATTGACACGATAAGCATTCATCAGAATCAGAGTCTAATGCTGCTAACGCCTCCTCTTTGCATTGCTTGCTACAAAAATTATCAAACTCATCTTTTGCATCAAACGCTTCTTTGCACTGTTGACATTGTTTTCTCATTATTTTTTCTTTTTCATTCTCATTTTAGATTTAGATACTTTTCCACCTTTAGCCATGAAACCCATTTTGTTTCTAACTGCAGTTGGAAGTTTACCTAGAGATTTTTTCTTTTCTTTTGGAACTGGTTTTAACATTATTTTTTACTCCCATTGGTTTTGATTAAATCTGTTGCTTTGATTCCATAGATCGCTGCAACAACTGATACCCAAAGTGAAACAATCCACCAGGGCATTTCCTGAAGTTTCATAAAGTATAAATCTAACTTAGCTTGTATCTCTTCATCTTCAGCAAATACAGAATAAAATAAAATAGCCAGTGGAGATGTGAGAACTAAAAGTACAAATTCGTCCTTCCAGTCGCCTTTTTGATTTTGAGCAATCTGTCCAGAGTACTCTATCTCTCCTCGTTTCATTTTTTCAGCATGCACAATACGTGCCTCTGACATAATGACTTCAGATTTTTTCTTATTGCTGTATATTTCTGCGCCAGTTTTTAATGCAGTGCCTATTAGACTCCACGGAAACATAACAATTTAATACCACTTAGCTATTCTAACTTTTTCTGGCATAACTTTTTGTCCTTTTACTTTTTCAGACATAATTTCACCAGCTTTTGGAGTAGGAATTTCTTTCCCACCGTTTGGATAGCCGATTTCAGTTTTACCAGACATCATTTTTTTATTTTTTTTCATTATTTTCTCCTCTTCTTACTCATTCCTGCTTCAGAAAGAGCAATTGCGATTGCTTGTTTTCTACTTTTAACAGGTTTTTTAGATTTTCCAATCGGTAATTTACCTTTTTTGTATTCTCTCATGACTTTTGCAATCTTTTTTTCTGCTTTTTTCATATTTATTGCTCTTGTTGCTTTAATGCATGTTGTAAAACAGTTTTTTCAATAGAAGTATCCGCTCTTAAGTTAGCTAATTCTTCATTTTGTTGTAGTTTCTGTTGATCAGTCATTTGATTCATCATCGCTTTCATCTTTTCAACATTAATTCTCTCTTCATCTAGCTCTTTTCTTCTAGAATTTTCTTGTGCTCTAATGTCAAGTTCTCTTGATTTTAGTTTTGCAATAGGGTCATTACCAAAATCACCATTAATTTTCTTTTCTTCTTGTAAGAATTCATCCATCATCTCTGCAATCAATACAGCTTTTCTAGATTCAATCTTCATATTTAGTTGCATAACCATTTGTTGCATTTGTGGGTTTTGCATTGCTTGTGGATTTTGTTGCATTGCTTGTAGTTGCATAATCTCTTGTGAAAATTCCATTTCAACTTGTTCTAAAGCCATTAAAGAAATGTGTTCAAATATATTTTTTTGAAGTGATCCATTAATCACAGGATTATTTTTTGCAATATTGGTACTCATAAAATTCATATGAGCAGTAATATGAGCTCTGTGATCTTGTCCTTTAAACGCTTGAAAAGGTACACCTGATAAAGCATCAATATGTTCTAAAGATGGATCTTTGGGTTGAGGTGGTTGTGGTTTTTTTAAAATCAAATCAATATTTTTTACACCTAATGCTTCATACATATTTCTGTATGCTGCATACAAATTATGAATTTGTGGATTTGATTGGGCTAATTGTAATTCTGTTTGAGCAATAGATATTCTTTGAGTTTGTGAAAATATATTTGGATCTGCAACAGGTAAGATATCTACTTTGTCATCAAAGTCAGCTTGTTTAATTACTCTTTCACCCCCTACAACATCATACGGATATTCTTGTGGTAAGTAGAGTTTAAATACTCTAGCTAATAATTTGAATTCATTTTTAAGAGCAACATATAATCTTTTGTGAATCGCACTCATAGTTCGTGATCCACGTTCAAGCAATGCAACTGTCGTCCCCACTGCAGCTTGTTGATTACCCTCACCTACTTGCATGTCAGCTATAGATGCAAAACGCTGACCAGCTTGTACAACGACACCCATAAGTTGAAGAAGTGTTGCACTTGGCTCTTTGAACGGAAGTGTCATGAAAGCATCTCTTATGTTTCCGCCAGGAGCATCTACATCTCTGAATTCACCAGGTTGTATAGATTGTGCATCATCTCTAATTCTGATTCCTCTTTGTTTAAATCCTGCAGGTAAGTTTGATAACGTTCCTGCATCTAATAAACTTCTTAAAGCTGATGTTGCTGTTCTTGATAATCCACCAATCATGTGGATTAAACCAAATCCATAAAAACCTAAACCAGGTAAAAATTTAAAATGAACAAAGTATGAAATCTTTTTTCTTAACGCATCGCCGACTTCATAGTTTCTTCTGATTGATAATACTTGTCGAGAGTTTTCTTCGATCGTTACAATGTAAGGTAATTTAATACCAGTCGTTTCCCCATCGGGTCCTCGATCTTCAAAACCCTCGATGTCTAGATTAACATGACATTCAAGTAAGGTAAAGACATCTTCTGGTTTACCAGTTTGTCTCATTCCTTCTAGTTCATGTTCTTTTTTATCTAAGTCTGTTTCATTCTCATAGCCAGGAGTTAAATCTATGTCTTTATAAAATCCTCCTACTTGTTGTTTTCTTAAATCGTTTCCAGAAGTTTTAATTCTGTGAATGATTGATTCCGCATCATCTAATGAGGTAGCAGCATACGGAACAATCAAATCATCTGCAGGAACAAACTTTGATACAGCTCTTCCTAATAATTCATCATAATAAACTTTTTTAAAAGCAGAACCTGATAGAGGTAAATAAAATAACATTTGATCAAACTCTGTTTCGTACTCTGGCATTTGATCCATCAATTGATAATTCATAAATTCTTTTACTCGTTCCGCTTGAGAAGATTTTTCAGGTGATGGTGCACCTACTGTTTGAGTTCTTACAGGTCCTTGAGCCGGGAGCAATTCTTTATAAGCCAATGCTTGGAATTGAGTAACCGCTTCTGCTAGAACAGGATGCGTGGCACCCGAAGCTCCTTGAAAGGGTTCTGTTTTTTGTTCATATTTAAATCCTAAAAGATCTAAACCTTTTATGTAAGCTTGTTCCCAATCTTGTCTTGAAGATTTATAGTCGGAATAATTTTGATATAATTCTGAACCAAGAGGCATCAATATTTCCTCTGGTAGTAACTCTGCCAAATTGTCGTAGTGATTTTCTGATTGAGCCTGGTTGAAGGCTCCTGGTTCAAAATTAATTTCTACACCACCATCTTCCGTAGGTGTAATTTCAGTTTCACCTTGATTAGGTAATTCTTCTTGTAGTTCAATATTCTCTTCGACCGCTGTTTCAGGTCCTTCTATTTCAATAGATTTTCTAACTTCGTTTGGAAGTGCTTTGTCGATTTCTGCCATTACTTTTCTCCAGTTTTACATCTTTAACAGTATTATACTCAATATTCAAGCCTTGTGATAATGGCCCAGACTTTGGTGGCACTGTTGTTGTAAGTTTTCTATACTTACTTGGGTGTTTAAATACAAATGTCATTTACCAATAATAAGTTCGTTTTTTTCTAGGTAGTTGTTCTTCTTTATAGTCTTCTGGGTGAATAATCAAGCCCCCTTGTCTAAATCGCATTAAAGCTTGTGTAGTACTATCCACTAAATCATCATGATCTCCATATGGAAAAGATGCACACTCTTCAATTACCTCTTGAGCAAATTCTCTTTCTTTAGGAGCCCAAACCATTCCGGACTCAAACAGTGGGGCTACAGAATTTACACGGCTGTGTTTGTCATTACCTTTAGAAGGAGAAAAATTAACGACGGGTATCCCCATCTGTCTGAGTTCATAAGTCAATGGAAGACCAGAAGCTTTTGCTTCCACTAAAACTGTTTCAGGTTGCCAGTAATCATATTGTTCTTTTGCAACTCTTCTTAGTTCAGGAAATTCTAAACGTTCTTTTAATGCATCTAATAAAATTATATGTTGTGGATCTCCTTCGTTCTCTGCAAAGATTCCCCAAGTAGTAATTGCAGAATAGTCTGCAGTTTCTTTTTTTAAAAATGCAGTATCATAACTTTGAATAACATGAAGCAATGGAGGTAAATAATCTTTATCCCAATTCTGCCACCATTCTCTTTTTAATAATGCACCTTCTTCTGCAGTTGGATTTTGCATGTACTGTGCATTCCATTTTGAAATACCTGCTGACGCTTTTACTTTTTCTAATTCTTCTAACTTCCAATATTCTGGCCAACAAGGTTCACCACTTGGCATGACAGCAGGAAACTCTACAACTTCCCATTGATCTGCTTTTTCTTCTTTAGCTCCAGCATTAACTAATTGTGCTGTCAAATCTTTTGTAGACCATCTTGTCATAACAACTACAATAGCTCCACCAGGTTGAAGACGTTGTCTTGGTCCTGAAGTATACCATTCATAAGCATTATCAAATGCTGTAGGTGAATTTACATCTTGTTCTGAATGTGGATCATCAATGATTAATAAATCAGCACCCCTCCCGGTCACCGCACCTTGGACACCGACTGCAAAATATTCTCCACCACCATTTGTTTCCCAACGCCCAGCTGCTTTAGAATCTTCTCTAAGTCTTGTTGTAAATAAATCTTGATACTCTTGTGAGTCAATCAATGTTTTAGCTTTTCTACCAAAACGAATTGCAAGTTCTGCTGTGTGGGTTGCTTGAATAATTTTTAAATTAGGTCTGTTACCAATCATCCATGCAGGTAAAAAATAAGATGCAAATTCTGATTTAGTATGTCTTGGTGGCATATTAATAATTAATCTTTTTAATTCACCTGATAATATTCTATTAAATTTTTCTGAAATAACTTTGTGATGTTGACCTTCAACAAATTCTGGCCAGGTGTATTTTACAAAAGATAAAAAATCAGTTCTATATTTAGATTGAGTAGTTTTTTTAACTCTAGTTAAAATATCTAATTTTAATTGTCTTCTGACTTTCGGATCTGCAATTGCATTTATTTTTTCTAAACTAAGCATAATATTTAATTATGGTACCAAAAACTATTTAGCAGGAATCTATCTGTAAATCAAACACTATAGTGTATATTCTAGGATCCCTTTTTTTGATTTATACCCCTCCCCCCTTTTAAAAAGTTCGACTTTTGACTTTGGTCTGGTACCTCTATGGGTGGGACCCGCCCACATGCTCTTCTCTCCCTGCGACAATGTGTCGCACCTACTATATCTAGTGGGTGCGACGTTATGACATATTGACTAGTCCATGCAATCTTTACAGTAGCCTTGTTTCCAAGACCACCAACCAGGTCGCACGACTTGACTACACCCACGACAAGTGTTCGTTGTAGCGCACCACTCGTGCGCCTTGGTTCGGGCTTCCTTTTTAGAGAAGCCCTGGCCAATAAACTCTTCCTTTTTTAAATCAACTAAAATTCCCATGATAATTGCTTATCTTGATTATAGTCGAAGTTATTATCAGACTTAACTACTTCAATAGTATTACTACCTTGTTTGCCAAGATTAGCATAAGCCACGTTTAATAAGTGGTAAGTAGTGTCTTTGTTTGTGTTCTTTAATTCACACACTTTTTTAACCGCTTGAGCTGTTTCAAGATCATAGACCTCATTATCCTCAATGCTAACGCTTGGTGTGATACCTTCGTAGTTTGTATGTTTTATTACAATGTATGCCATTTTATTCCTTTCGTTATGGGATATTAATAACATAATATCCCATAAACTGTCAAGTGTTAGTTTTCGTTTTTTATATTAGGTAAAGCTGTTAAATCTTGGTTCCAACTTAACCCTATTTTTTTACTTACTTCATTTAAAGCAATGGCCAGACTATCTGGTGTTCCCGCTTCCATGACAGTATCCAAGGCCTTTTGCTCTAACACTTTTAGCTCTCTTAACCTTGCACCTTCTGGTCTTCGCTCTATTTCTTTTTCAGCTTGATTTTTAGCCCAGGTTCTTAACTGATCTTCACAATCAGATAAAGACAACTTACTATCGCTATAGCTGTCTTGTTTTCTTCTAAAGCTATAATCAAGTTCAGCGTCTTTAGGTTTTTTCTTTTCAAAGAAAGTTATAGCTGTTGCTCTAGCTTCCTCTAGTTTTTTTTCAGCTTCAGCGAACGCTTTTATTATTTTATCCGCGCCAATCTTTTTTGAAAGTTTGGCAACAGCAACATCAGTCGCTTTTGCTTTAAACTGTTTTACTAACAGTTCCTGGTCTTCTATCAGTGGTTCAAATTGTCTTCGCACTTTTGACTTAAAGTGTTCCAACTGATATTTAGTCATTGCTCTTGTCATATGTATTTTCCTCCATTTGTTAAATACACATGTGTTTTAAAACACATGTGTTCGCATTACCATTTGACAAATTGTCGCAGTTTTTGTTTTTTTTTAGGGTGGGCCCCGCCCACAAGCTCTCCTCTGCCTGCGTCAATTTAGCCAATGTCCACTGCTCAAGGCTCATGCTATCAAAGCGCTATGAATAAAAAAGAATTAAAAGAAATTACAGGGTCATTTAGTAAACCCTCAAAGATGCCAGGTTATAGCTACGGCCTGCCCGCGTGGGAGTGTAAGACAGGCGGCAAACTTGCTTTAATTCCTGGCACGGTGTGCTTTGGTTGTTATGCAAAACGAGGTTTTTATACTATGTATAAAGGCGTCAAGGCTGCGCAATATAAGCGTTTAAATTCTATTACTAAACCTTTATGGGTTCGAGCTATGGCAATTCAAATTAATTCTTTTAAGTGTAAAGAATTCCGATGGCACGATGCAGGAGATATTCAAAGCATTAAACACTTATTAAAAATTTTTAAAGTTTGTAAGTTAACGCCAACTGTTAAACACTGGATGCCAACTAAAGAAGCTCAGTTTTTAAAACATATTCCAGTTAATAGAATTCCAAAAAATTTAATAATAAGATTATCAGGAACTAATGTTGATGGGCCCGCGGGCAAGTTTTGGAAGTCTACAAGTACAGTCACAACAGACCCCAAGAAGGCAACATGTCCAGCGCCAACTCAGGGCGGAAAATGTCTAGATTGTAGAAAATGCTGGTCCCGTAAAATTAAAAATATAACTTACTTAAAACACTAATGACAATTGAACAATTAAAAAAATTAAAATGTCCAGAAGCATCTAAAGGATGCAAGCCTCACGGCTGGCCAAGAGGTAACCCAAAATATAAAAAGCAACAAGCCACAAGTCACAAGGAACAAGGCTCAAGTGGTTAGGAAGTTTTTTTATTTTTGGGGTGGGGGCCCGCCAACAAGCACTTCACAAGGTGCGACAAATTGTCGCGCGTCACTTGGTCACATTGACAGGCAAATTGTCGCATGGGCCGTGGCACATGGCCACAGGCGCAAGCTTGTGGATAACTTAAAATATTTTTTATCTCGCCACATTTCGAACACATTATTATGGGATCTTGTAGGATGTCAAATTAACAACAATGGAGGTGATTATGGCATTACAATACGACTACACAGCCTTGGACACAGAAGGTTGGACCAACGACCAGCACATTGTTGCTGCAAATTTTGTATGGCCGATGATGTACATCGACATGCAAAATATAACAAAGGAGAATGCGGACGAAATTATTTTTCGTTTCGAATTTCTTCAGAAAATTGGTTTTGGTCCATTTACCAAAAGAGTTCCTCTTCTGGAACTAAAGGCTCAAGTAAAGGGCATGATTGGTTACAAAACCAACATCAAACAGGAGCCGCGTTTCAAGTTTATCCGAAGATGGATGAAAACTGCAGAGCAAGAACTGCAGGAATTTTTGGATGTGAAAGGGGGTTCGAATGGACAATAGGACCGTTACTGTTAACGAAACTTTTTTTGGTGAGCAAAAGCTCACCAAGAAAGAATTTATATCGAGATGGAAATCACCAGCTCTTAGCGTTTGGACGTTGTTCTTGGACCACGGCACAACGCAAGAGGAGCGAGATTTTGGTAGATCTGTCTATGATAGAACTGAAATTAAAGCCGGGGAACTGTTCGAAAAGTATTACGAAGAAGAACAGAATAAATAGTTTAACCTCCAACCCTGGGCGAGAAATCGCCTGGGGTTTTTTAATAATAATAACTAATAATTTAGACAGGGCACAAGCGTCAAGTTAGATAAGGCACAAGCATGGGCGGGACCCGCCCACAAGCGCTCGCCGCGTTGTTATGTCACATTGACAAAAATTTCCTGAACCTTGGTCCATGACTCGGCGACCGGGGTACAAGGCTCACGGCTCACGAGCTTTAGTATATCTCTTCCTTCATAAAGTTTTATGGCTAAAGGATCGAGGGCCTTTGCCA